TCTCTAACAGCCCTTCCCTGGATCGCATTGATCCAGAACGTGGTTACGTCAAAGGCAATGTATGGATTATTAGCTTTAAGGCAAATCGCATTAAAAACGATGCCTCTCACGAAGAGCTAAAACTAGTCACAGAAGCCGTAGGACGCGCTATCACTAATTCGCTTGATTGGTAGATATAAACACTGGGGCAAAAAAGCAGGTGAAAAATGGCTCCACTTTTCGGAGCGTATACCGCAGCCCCACAATTTAAATTTGCCGTACTATCGCGCCAGGGCTCAAACGTCAAGCGTTTATCACAATATTTTACGTGGCGGATTGTTGCAAAGCTTAATTTTATTGTTGAGAATCGTTCTCAATAAGCTATTAATCCCTCCACGCCACCAAAGCAAAGCGCCCACCTAGCAGCAGGGGCCATCAGCAAAGGCCACCCTATGGGCCAGCAGCAGGGCCAAAGCGGGGGCCAGGCAGGGTAGGGGCAGGCAGGCAAAGCAAAGCCCCCAGGGGCTGCCTGGGGGCTGGAGAGGCTAGGGGCTGTCAGTCAATCTCCCACCAAGGCTCTAGGTCTTCAGGGTCCGGCTGATGATCCTCTGGCAGGCCCTGAGCTTCCAACCACTCGGCCAGTTCGGCCTCGCGATCCTGCCAAAGCGGGGGCTGTAGGGGCAGCATGATCAGGCTCCCATCAGAGAAAAGCAAGCAAAGCCACCACCGGCCAGGGGCTGCCATCGGCCAATAACGGGGGCCAGGCTGAATGCATCGGCCTCCGGCCCTTTGCCCCTGCTGCGCTTAGTGCGCAGCAGCACAGCCACGCCATCAAAGCCATCGTGAGGGCCTGCAGGGTCGGCCCATCGATGGTCTGTAGTGTCGCCATCAATGCAACGCAGCATTGTGATGGGGCCGCCTTGGCGGGGCTGCAGCAGCAGGGCCGGGGGCAGGGTCTGGCCCTTTGCAAAGCTGGCAGGTACGGCCAGGCGGAACCCAGCGGCCACGGCCTGCAGGGCCTGATCGATGCCGCGGGGCCTGTCAGCAGCCAGGGATGCCGTCACGTCAAAGCCAGCACTGGCCTGGGCCTGCAGGCCGTGGGGGCCTGCCACGGGGGCTTTGCTGTACTCATAAAAGTGCAGAGCGCCGGCAGGGGCCAGGCTCAGGGCCTCTGGCAGCGTCATGCCCTGGCCAGGGGCTACGGGCAGGCCGTAACGGCGGGCCAGGCTTTGGGCTTCTGCTGCTGACACGTCAAAGCGCCAAAGGTGGACGGGGCTGTCGTCTGTGCCGCGCAAACGAACGGCCAGGGGCAGCCCTTTGGCCTGGGCTTGGCGGTAGGAGCGGGCGATGGCCCAAAGCACGGCCCTGGCGTAGGTGCGCCCATCGGCGAGCATCGCAAGCGTGCGGCGGGCACGGGCAGCGGCCACATTGGTGCTCATCCCGCCATGGCCAGCCCAGGCCAGGCAACCAGCGGCACAGCCAGCAGACGCCCAAGGGCAGCCGTTATGGGCCAGGGCCAGGCTTAGGACGTTCTCACGCTCAGCCAGGGCCTGCAGGCCGTCGATCCGGGAGCGTGGGGCCGTAGGGCCGGCCTTGGGGCCAGCTACGGCCTGGGCCAAGGCTTTGGCGGGCAAGTGGTGGAGAATGACGGGCCAGGCCAGGGCTTTGCCCTTTGCCAGCTTTGCATTGGAAGCGCCAACAGTCAGCAGGCCGTCAACAGCCAGGCCAAAGCGGGCTAGGTGGGCTTTTACGTCAGCGGGCACTGCGGCGGGGGCCGTCTTACGGGCAGCAGGGCCAGCGGGCACGATGGGGGCAAAGCTTGCGGGCTCAGCCTCCCACTTGCGGCTCAGATCAGTCAAAGCGGCGAGCATCTCATCGGCCACACGTTCAGCAGGGCTGACAGGGGCAGGGCTGCAGCCCAAGGCTGCGGCCACGTGAGGAGCCATGGCTGGCTTGCCCTTTGCAGCACGGGCACGCAAGCGGGCAGCGGCGCTGGCTTTGCCTGCAGGGCTCACGCGCCAGTGAGCGTGGTGGATGCTCAACAGGCAAGCGGCCACGTCAGCCAGGTTTCGACAAAGGTCGGGGCCGGCGGCGTGGTTGACGCTATAGCCGTGGGAAGTAGTGGCGATGGAGACGGGCAGGGCAAGGGCTTTGGCGGCCTGGCTCACGCTTGCAAAGGTGGGCCGTTTGAGGCCGGCATCCTTGCAAGTGCCCTGGCTCACGTGGCCCAGGTAGTTGGCGGCGGTGGCGGGAATAGTAGTGGCGGGCATGGCTTTAGAGGGTGTGGGGTTGACGGGATGAGAGGGAATCAGCGGCCGCTGATCTGCAGTAGGCAGGCGTCAGCGCTTGCGCCGGTAGCGCGGCAGGCGACGAAGCGGCGCTGATCATCCACGGCAAGCGAGGCCGTGAAAAGGGCCAGGAGAGAACCACCGAACAGCGCGGCGAGCTTGGCGGTGATGGTGAGAGCGGGCATGGCTTAGTCCGTTGATCGAAGGGCTGGCTCGCGCCAGGCCCCCAGATTGCCAAGCACAAGGGCCAAAGCTCAGGGCAACTAGGCCGGTGCCAAGGGTGGCCCACTAGCTAGAGGCTTTGGGCTGCTGGCGATGGTAGGGGCCGCTGCCTGCAGGCCCGTGCCAAAGCAAAGAGAGACGATCGCAGGCGCGCGTATCGCATCGCAGGCCCTTGCGTCAACCCTGGGGCGGGCCAGGCCGTCGATTGGCACAAGCAAGGGCAAAGGGCCAGGGCTGTTAGCACGGCCGGGGGCAAACGGCGCAAATATTGCGAAACCTTACAAAAGGTCAGAATGTAGCAACGGATACAGACAAAGGAGCCGCTGTGACAGCAGGCAGGATTGTCACACGCTAACGGCGCTGCTGATCAGCAGCGCCGCCCGTCACGATCCGCACCGCATGGCCTCCGGCGTTCACGATCCGCACCGCAGGGCCAGCGTGATCACGATCAGCAGCGCTTGCGCCGGCTTGATCACGTTCCGTATCGGCAGGGCAGGCCATCGCGATACGTACCGCCATCGTGTGACAGTGCCGGATTGGCACAAGCACGCCTGTACTATAGTGCGCCTGTACTATTATGCCTGTATGCGCATATGCGCATATCACCATATCGCTATATGATCATATGCGGCAAGGCGCATAATGAAAACGATTCTCATTATCATTCCCACGCGGGAAAAATCGACCAGGGGCCTGATACGCCGCTAGCCGGACCCTTGATACGACCCTAGCCGGGTCTTGATACATTTCTAGCCGGGTCCAATACAAAGCCAGCGGGATCCTACCAACCATGACCATCAAAAGCCGCCTTTAGGGCGGCTTCTTCGCTGGCAAACGGTCCTCCTACAAAACCTTCATCATCATCAGCATAGAAATACCAGCCTTCCACAAGTTCTGTGCCTTTGCAGCAATCTTCAGAAAAGAAATCAACGAGGATCACGAGAATTCTCCAATGATGTAATCAAAAGGCCCTTCACCATGACCTATGCAATGCCCTGCAAGTAAAGTATGCCTGGCGAGGCCATAAGGCCCTATTTCTGCATAATTGTCTTTTAACCATTGTTTATCAAAGAGTTTATCGGGCTTTCCGCTCCTGTCCCAGACAATGGAGAAGAATTTTCCATTGCCAACAAAGTCTCCGTATTCATCTCTTATTTCATGGTGATGATCTTGCGTTAAATAATCAATGCGGCTCCATAGTTGCTGCCAATTGTTGATGCCATCTTCTGGATAGACATGGAGACCAAAGCACCAGCCGTAAGAGCTTTTACCAAGATGCAAAGGAGGCTCTTCTTCTTTGCCGCAATGAGGGCATTTAGGAGCGTGAAGATAGTAGTTGCAGCCCATTATTTCATTACCTCCTGAAGCCTGTTCCACATCCATTGTTCCTTGGTATCAGGGCGCATCAGCTCATAGCCTTCATGATCAATGATGGCATCACCGGCACTATCCACGTACCCCTCCAGAAGACGCCTCCAGATGCCCTTGCAAGAGCCTTGCTGGTCAAAGATGGCAATGGTGTCTTCCCGATCCTCCATAGCGAGCCTGACGTGGAAGAGAAGGTCTCTCAAGCGGGCCGCTTGGTAGCGGCCCTTGCTGGGAGGAAAATACGGGCCGTTGTCTTGATAAGTGGAAATGGTCAGCATGGTTCAAAAAGCAGGACGGTCGAGAATGGTTTCAGGCTCTTCTTCAGCCTCGTGGACAATTTCTTTGAGCTGATCAATAATGCAGCGAATAGCGTAGGCAGCTCCTGGCCCCACATTGTCTAACGCTTCATCCATAGTCCTAATTTCATCATGCACGTCTTGAATAGTTTCAAAAGTCTTGAGGGCGTAAGGCACGCCCCATTCGTCATCAACAATGAGAGAATAAGGCATGATCAAAGCTCCTTGTCTTCTTCAATAAGAGCAGCAATAAGGAGAAGCTCGCGCCTCGTTGGAACCAATATATATGCAGAAGGGGCCTGATGGCCCCTTTGTTACAAAGCTTCACACTTTGGTCTTGGTGCGACGCTTCACTTGGCTGCGCTCCACGTAAGGAGCAGGATCCACCCAACCCTTTCTACGGAAGACGCTGTTGGTAGAGGCCCTCATTTGCTCTCCATCGTCGAAGGTGATGATGATGGTCCAGCAAGTGGGGATGCGCTGCTCAGTGCCATCAGGAGCGCAGGTGATGCTCCAGCCGCATTCTTCATCGGTGGCTTCAATGGCGACAATGGAGTGCCAACCAACCACTTTGGTGGTCATCAGACCAGTCGATTGGAGAATTGCCAGCTCGTCTCCCACTTGCAGGGAATGGCCAAGAGCTTCACGCTGGCGCTTCAGAGCGTGAGCCCAATCCTGGAATTCGTTGTGAGCCTTCTTGGTGTGGCGCACGCCATGACCATTGCAGCCGTAGCAAACGCTGCCATGGAACTGGTTGTAGCTGTGCTCGCCAGAGCCGCCACAACGCCCGCACACTTGCAGGGGGAAGCCGTAGCGATCAACAGAGGGGAAGGAATCGAGAGTAATGGTCATTGGTCTTGGGAAGGAGAGACTCGCGCCTCGTTGGAACAACAATACAGCAGAAAGGCCCTGTTTCCAGAGCCTGTTACAAAACTTTACGAAACGTGGAGGCTTTCAATGCGGAAGGGGCCGAGGCGGCCTATTCGTAAGGCTTTTTCCTTAACAAATTGTTGACTGTTTGTTTTAGTGTTTTTGATTTTATAAAGGCCAGTATCAGGATATAGTTTAGTGATTGTATATTCTCCTCTCCATTGTTTAAAACCGGAGTCGTAAAGATCGACAATGGTGCCAACGTTGTATTTCATAGGCAAAGCTCCGAGAGTTCCTCAAGAAGCTGAAGACACCAAGCTTGGCCTTTCTTATCGAGCAGCTTTTGAGCAGTGGGAGCTGGCTCTTTGAGCTGTAGCGATGGGAAGGGGGTGATGATGCCTGCTTCGATTGCTGCTGCGCGAGCGCTTTTAAAACGCTTGGCAGGGCCGATTTCGTTGAGGAGATTGGGCTGGTCGCGGGCAATGCGTTCCAGGAAATAGGCACGGGAGTTGCCATTTGCACCGGACTTTACATTGTAACCTCCGGACTTTGCCTGCATACGTCCTGTTTTGGGATCCCTGGGTTGCTCCCTTGTGTCCCCGTGCTCATCCTTGCGCTGTACCAGCTTGATCTGCCCAACAAGCCATTGAGCATCATCTTTAACCTTGCGTTGTGATGATGCTACGACAGACAGGCATTTCTCAAACAAAGGAAGATCCTTTATACCAAGGCCCTCCTTGTGCGTCATAAAATCAATAAGATTGGCGAATTGCTTCACTTCTCCATTGACATCATCTACATATTCTTCAAAGAGTTTTTTCTCAATGATTTCACGCATGTAGAAATAGAAAGCTTCCTCACCCACTGCACTTTCAAGATCGTTGGCAATGCTCCTGGCGGAGAATACAGTAAGGCTCATGCAGCCTCCTTGGAAAGTTCTTCAGCTACTTTCACCCAATGCTTACGCTGCTCCAAAGAAGCCTTTGAAAAAGTGATGCCAGCAGCCTTGAGACCCGCCAAGCGATTAATGTCGCCGCGCACCTTACGAAACGCAGTATCATTGTCTTCGATTTCGCGGTATTTGCCCCTGAAGCGAATTAAATTGGTGAAGTAAATTGCCTTTTCGCTTTGCCGCTTCATGTCATCTTCATACGAT